TATTATATCATAGCATGGATTTTACTGCTTACATATTGGGCAGTAGACTTTAATGTTTGGATATATGGACTTATTGGTGGTTGGTTCTTTCATATGATAGTTTGCAGCATTATCTTACACAAGTACTTTACGCATAGAACATTCAAAGTTAACCCGGTCTTACATAATCTATTTGTATACTTTGGTTCTTTAGGTCTAAACGGTAGTGTTTTAGCTTGGGTCAATATGCATAGATTACATCATATGACTAGTGATAAGGAGGGAGATCCTCATGATCCTAAAAAAATAGGATTATTAAGATCGTTGTTTGTTTTTGATGCATTTAAGTATAGTAATAATCATAAGTTGGTATCTAACTTAAAAAATTGTGTAGATCTGCTACGTGATAAAACTGTAATGTTTTTCCATAAACATCTACTAGAAACAATAACTCTGACTTATATAGGATTAGGTTTAATATCTACTAAACTATTAGCAGCATTCTTAATTGCAACTGCAGTTTCATTTATTGGATTGTTCTTTACAACATATGTTTATCATTTTAAAACTCCAATTTTACACTATAAAAATAATATAACTACAGATAACAGTCATAATAATTGGTTATCTACTATCCTATTTCCAGGTGAAGCATATCACAATAACCACCATCATAATCCAGGTAAGTATAATACTGCCGAAAAATGGTGGGAGTTTGATATATCTTCTGTACTTATAAAGATATTAAAAAGTGATAAAACATAGAATTTTTGTAAATGAAGATGTCATTGTAGACTACTTCACTAGAGAACATCCGTCGCAGATCTTAACGTTTACAGCAAATGGCGCCTGGCCGAGAATGATTGAAGACGGCCTTGTGGTTATGGATGGCATGGGATACTATGGTAAAGCCTTATATGAAAAAGGGTATGATGTTGTGGCAATCAAAAATAAAGCATATGATTGCTACTCTAATTTATCTTTTGACGAGATGGCTGAAATAACCGAGAAACTACAATCTTTTATTGCTAATAAATATAAAAGAAAGCTATACTTTGGTGGTTGTGCTTCAGCTTGGTTATCGATAGCGCTATCAAAATATTTAGAATTTGATACTGCTCTATTGTTAATGCCAAGAAACGAATTAAGACCTGAAGACTTTGAAGGTATGGGTATTAATCTTAGAGTAGATATTGACAAGAATCTAGTGTCGCCAAACTGTCATTATATTCTATGTTGTAATTTTAATCATGAATGGGATGTTGAGAACTTAAACAGATTCTCAGATGCAATAGAGAATAAAACTGTATTAAATATCCCAGATGCTCCTGAAGCTCATGATATAATACTTACTTTAAAACGCCATAAGTTATGGAAACGATTTTTTTATAATATATTAATGTACGATAAAATAATTGAAGATGAGGCAATAGTTAAACTATGAATTTAGACTTAATCGTAAAGACGGCTATAGCAGAACATCTGTTCTTAGATCTAAATAATATTAAGAACAGCGATAGATTTATAGATGACTATGACGTTGACTCTTTAGACTTAACACAAATAACAATGGATCTAGAGACTAAACTAAATGTTAAAATATCATTAAATTATTTAACTGAGAATTTAAGGACAGTTCAAGATCTAATAGATCTAGTAGGTAAAATAGTAGCTGGTGAAGAAATAAAAATTAGCAATGAATCAGGATGTGGTAAATTTGGAAATTATATAAAGGAATGATTATGGTTGATTACACAAATGAGATTAAAAGTATCCTAAGAGATTCTTCTGATCTGTCAGAAGAAGAGATGGCAGCAGTTGGAAATGATGTTAATATTGCTAGTTTAGGAATCGATAGTTTATCTCTAGTTGAAGCAATTATTGAACTTGAGAAAAGGTTTAAAATCGATATAGAGATCGGTGGAGCATGGATGGAAGATGCTGTAATTACTATTAATGAAATAAACAAACTTATTAATGAGAAATTAGCATGATCAAATATACAATGCTATCATTAAATTTAATGTATGGCATAATATTTTTATTGTTTTTTATAACACCATTTATTGATTTTAAATTATGGTTGTCTGGTGTCGTGTTTGGGTGGTTCTTTCATTGGATAGTCGGAAGTATAATTATTCATAGATATATTACCCATAGAACATTTCAGGTAAATAGATTCCTTCATAATACATTTATTATCTTATCAACATTAGCTTATGCCGGAAGTTCTTTGGCTTGGGCAAGCATGCATAGGATTCATCATAAGACATCAGATACTGATGCAGATCCACATTCTCCTAGCAAGTACACATGGTGGAAACTTTTAGCTTTAAGCGTTAACTTAAAGAATAGAGAATTAGAATTATTAAATTGCAAAGATTTATTAGTTGACAGGCTGCATCTAATATGCCATAAGTATTATGTGCCTATTAATGCTTTATTCATATTGATTCTAGGCTTGATCAGTATTAAAGCATTAATGATATTCTGGATAGGTATAGCCTATCATGTAATTGGTATATTCTTTAGTACTTGGGTCTATCATAATAAGTTACCATTTCAGTATAAAAATCATGAACTGAATGACAACAGTTATAATAACTTATATAGTACCTTTTTATTTCATGGAGAGGCCTATCATAATAACCACCACAATAACCCAGGAGCAATAAGCAGCGCTGAAAAATGGTATGAATTTGATATGAATACCTGTTTTATAAATCTAATCAAAAAAAGGCATTAGGATCTATATGACGGCTGGCATCGCATATAAATAGTCTTATAAATATATAATCTAACGCTTTTAAACGGAAATATCACATGGCAACGATAACACTACGAAGTATTAAGGGATCTCCTCTAACCATAGAAGAGATGGATGATAACTTTACGGCTTTAAATACTGATATTGGTAATCGTGTCTTAGCATCAGCTTATACGGCAGCAGATGTTTTAACAAAGATTAAAACTGTAGATGGTGTTGGATCTGGTCTAGATGCTGACCTATTAGATGGTTTAAATTCATCTTCAACAAATACTATTAATACCATAGTCTCTAGAGACGGTTCTGGAAATTTTGCTGCAAATCAGATTACAGCAGCTACTCTTGTTGGATCATTAGTTGTTCCAACTGCTGGAACAGTTTCACTTTCTGGTTCAAGTTCTGGTTCTATCACTCTTGCTGTTCCAGCTGCAGCAGGTACAAACACAATCACATTTCCGGCTGCTACAGGTAATGTAGTAACTACAGGCGACACAGGTACAGTTACTAATACAATGCTTGCTGGATCTATTGCAAACTCTAAACTAGCAAATAGCACAATCACAATTGATGGAAATGCTGTATCTCTTGGAGGTTCTGTAAGTATTTCATCTGGTAATATTACATGGACCGGTGCACAAACATTTAGAGACAACCGATGGACTATGACTGATGATGCTGATACAACAAAAGCATTTATATTTGACGCTTCAGGTATTACATCAAGCACTACTAGAACTTTAACAGTACCTAATGAAAGTGGAACCATTGCAATACAAAGCTATGTACAAACATATGTCCAGACTACTGGACGAAATTCACAAGGAACAAAAACAGTTTCTGCTTCAGCCCCATCGGGCGGAGTCGACGGCGACATTTGGTATCAGGTGTAATCCATGCCTAAATTATGGGTAAAAGATAACGGCGCTTGGAAACAAGTACAACGATTATGGGTTAAACAAGCAGGTACTTGGGTAAGCCCTACGACTGGTAGTATTATAGATACCGGTATTGGAAAACAATTCTATCCAGACGCAACTCCAGCTTCAACATATTCTATTGCAGGAACATATGACTATATAGTTCCTGCAGGAGTTACAACTCTAAGCGCATCAGTTACTGGTGGAGGTGGAGGCGGTGGTGGAGGAGGTTATGGAACTGGTGGGGAATCATCAGGATCTGGAGGTGGTGGTGGCTCTGGATACACAAGTTCATTATCATCTATAGCAGTTACCCCAGGAGAAACTTTAACTATTACAGTTGGCGCTGGCGGAGCTTCAGGTCCCCCACACTATTCTAGGGATGGTGGAGGTGGAGGAGGCAATGGTGGCGCTAGTCTATTAAGAAGAGGTGCTTCTACTTTACTTACAGCAGCTGGCGGTAATGGCGGAACTGGCGGTAGAGAAGGTTTAAACGTAGCGGGTGGAACTGGATTTAATAATGGTGGAAACGGAGTAGCTGCTAGTTATGCTATAAAAGCTGGTGGTAATGGTGGGGCAAGTACACTAGCACCCGGAGCCGTGGGTGTTGCGAGCGGTGGCGGTGGCGGCGGATTTGCTGGAATTACACCAGCACCTTCAGGAACTTTAGGAGCAGGTGGTGCTGGTGGCGGCGCCAGTGATCAAGTTGGTTCAGGTCCTGGTGGAGATCAAGGTGCTCCTGGTGGAACTGGCGGAGCTGGATATGTTTCTATTACCCCTATAAATTCTAATATAATCACATATAGTACTCCTGGTACATATACACTCACAGTTCCTGCGGGAATTACATCTATAAATGCTATTATGGTTGGTGGCGGTGGAGGTGGAAGCAGCGCTAATAGTGGATGTAACTATGGATCAAGTAATAGTGGAGGTGGCGGCGGAGGCGGAGGCGGATATAGGTCACAAGCAATCTCAGTTACTCCTGGAAATGTTTTAACTATTACAGTTGGCGCTGGCGGTGCAGGTGGAGATTCTGCTTCTACTTGTTATTATGGAACAAGTGGAGCTAATGGAGGTACTAGTTCTATAGCATCATCATTGTTCTCAACTATAACAGCAACCGGTGGAGCTGGTGCTACTCCTGGCTGGGAATTTAATGGTGGTCCTGCATACGGCGGTAACCAAACACAAAATAGCCCTGGTGTTCGTAATGGGGGTTTTGGTGGATTACCTGGAGGTAATAACGGAGCATTTGGTGGAAATCAAGGAAATCCTACAAATGGAGCTGGCGGAGCTTCATTATATTCTGGTTATGGCAAAGGTGGTGACGGCGGAAGACCAACAAATTCTGGAACAAATGGAATAGTTGTAATCTCATATGGATACACATCTTAATAACATATAAATAATAACTATGGCAGCGATAACAAATTTATACATAGATGCAGGATCAACTTTTAGTGCTATTATAACTTGTAAAGGTTCAGATGGATTACCATTAAACCTTACAGGATATACCGTGGCGTCTCAAATTAGAAAATCATATGCATCTCCAATAGCGTATAGTTTAAATCCAACTATATATTCAGCAGTGGCTGGTAAGATAAGAATAACACTTTCACATACTCAGTCATCTGCTATAAAGGCTGGTAGATATATGCACGACATCGAAATTACTTCCCCCACAGGAGAAAAACAACGAGTTGCTGAAGGTATTGTCATTGTAACCCCAGAAATTACTAAGGTGTAATAAATGGCAGATGATATCTACGTAACGGTTGAGACTGAGCAACTTGTACAAACTACCGTTATTGGTGAACAAGGGCCAGGGGGAGCAACTGGTTTTACAGGATCTCAAGGCGTAGGTTTTACAGGTTCTGCTTCCACTATACCAGGTTTTACTGGTTCACAAGGCTATACAGGTTCACAAGGTGCAGGATTTACTGGATCACAGGGAGATATTGGATACACTGGATCTCAGGGTATAATAGGTTTTACTGGATCTAAAGGCACAGATGGTACAATTGGAGTTGATGGTTATACAGGATCTCAGGGTGATATTGGATACACTGGATCTCAGGGAATAGGTTTTACAGGTTCTCAAGGTGTAATAGGTTATACCGGATCTCAAGGAGATATTGGTTATACAGGATCACAAGGTGTTGTTGGTTTTACAGGATCCCAAGGTGATATTGGATTCACTGGATCAAAAGGTGATATTGGATTCACTGGATCAAAAGGTGATATTGGATTCACTGGATCTCAAGGTATACAAGGATTTACCGGATCTCAAGGTGATATTGGTTTTACAGGTTCTATAGGCTTTACCGGTTCTCAGGGAATAGGTTTTACAGGTTCTCAAGGTGTAATAGGTTATACCGGATCTAAAGGAGAACAAGGTACATTTGGTGGAGCCGCATTTGACTACACATTTGATACTGATACTACAGATTCTGACCCAACAGACGGTTATTTAAGATTAAATAACATAGTACTATCTTCTGCTAATCAATTGTTCATTCATGAAAATGATGACAATTTGGTTTCTATATACAATTATTTACAGACCATCGATGATTCTACGTCATCTATCAAAGGTCACTTCACAATAACCGAAAAGACTAACCCAAACAATTATGCAATGTTTGCGATTGTTGGGGCTCATACACATGACACCGAATATTTTAAAGTTCCAGTGTCATGGTTATCAGGCGCAACTTCATTTACCGATAATCTAGATATCATTATTACATTTGCCAGAACTGGTGATCGCGGCGATACTGGTTATGTTGGTTCACAAGGTATACAAGGATTTACCGGATCTCAAGGTGATATTGGATACACGGGATCTCAAGGTATACAAGGTTATACAGGATCTCAAGGTGTTATTGGTTTTACAGGTTCTGAAGGTATACAAGGATTCACCGGATCTCAGGGAGATATTGGATATACAGGTAGTAAAGGTGATACTGGATTCACCGGATCTCAGGGAGATATTGGATATACAGGTAGTAAAGGTGATATTGGTTATACAGGATCTAAAGGTGATAAAGGATTAAATTGGTTAGGTCCTTATGATAACTTTTATGTTTATACTGTTAATGATGCTGTAGAATATTTAGGCAGTACTTATATTATGGTGGTTGCTGTAGGTGGAGCTGGATATGATCCTATAGGTTATCCATCATATTGGGATTTATTAGCTGAGAAAGGTTTTACTGGATCCAAGGGAGATATAGGTTTTACAGGTTCTCAAGGAGATGTTGGTTTTACCGGATCTCAAGGAGATATAGGCTATAGCGGATCTCAAGGCATACAAGGTTTTACAGGTTCTCAAGGAGATGTTGGTTTTACCGGATCTAAAGGAGACATTGGATACACTGGATCAAGAGGTTCAGACGGAACATCTGTAACGATTCTTGGTACAGTTGCAAATGAATCATCATTACCAGGTTATCCATCATCATATACAGGAGCAATTGGTGACGGATATATTGTTACTGGCAACTTGTATGTTTGGGATGGTGATTCATGGAATAATGTTGGTCCTATTCAAGGTCCTATAGGTTACACAGGATCAAAAGGTGATATTGGTTACACAGGATCTAAAGGTGCAGATGGTACAATTGGAGTTGATGGTTATACAGGAAGTCAAGGTTACACCGGATCTCAAGGTGTTGGTTTCACTGGTTCTCAAGGTATACAAGGTTATACAGGATCTAGGGCAAATGTATTCACTAGTGAAACCGCTCCAGTATCTCCGTTTGCTGGAGATTTTTGGTGGGATACTACTAGTGGTAAATTAAAAATCTGGTATGTAGATACCGATAGTAGCCAATGGGTTGATTCAATCGCAGGAACTCAAGGTTATACTGGATCTCAAGGACCAATCGGTTATACTGGTTCTACAGGTGATATCGACGGCGGTACTTACTAAGTTTTTCTAACGAAGTGGTAATCGCCATCTGGTCCGTTATTAGAAAATAATGGCGTCTTTAATTCAAATCCAATAGAATCTAAATAAGCAATAACTTCTTCTCTTAACGGAGCTCCCTTATTATATTCAACTTTTTGTAGCTCTAAAATTAAATGTTTAACACTCTTTAAAGTTTGTTTAGCACCTTTAAGTACATCTAACTCAGCTCCTTGAACGTCCATCTTAATCATATCAGGTGGAGGAAAATCCTTAAGTGCAACAACAGAATCTAATGTAATAGACTTATAATGTCTTATATGTGATTCATTAAAGTACTTGTCAACTTCTGAATTAAATTGCTCATTCTCACGGTAATAACTATTACCTCCTGGATGAGTATCATTCTGATAGAACTCAATATCCTTATCGTCTACATCAGATAATAATCCAATATGATAAGGTATATTATTTTCTTGGAATATTGGTTCAGATGAATCCATTGCTTCAAACGCATAAAAGTTAGAATTATTCCAAATGTTCTTAGCCACTTTTGTCCAATGTAATACACATGCTCCAATATCATAAACTACAAGCGGTTCTACTCCATCACCCTTCATCTTCTTTAAATAATCAACATGTGTTTTTGGTAATAGGTCCATATTGCCAAGATCTCTTAAACGTTCGGTCTTACTAAAATCTGGAACTGAATCAGCCACTTTAAATGAACTAGAACCATGATGTTCACATAGGATCGTAGTATCAGCATATAGTTTAAATCCTTTTTCTCGGGCTTTTCTACAGAAGTCTACATCTTCAGATATAGTTTGTCTATGGTCAAGAGCAGAATGATAAACAAAGTATGGATATCCAATTGCACGAATGACTTCAGATTTAACTAACACACATCCAAATCCACATCCAGCAATCTCAACTAATGGAATATTACGTATATGCTGGTATGGTATATTGTTTACTCCTCCATGAGCATTTTTTTCGTAAACTTCAAGTGTATGAGTTCCTGGAATGCGCTGAATATATAACCCAGAAACAATATCCTTATCATGAGCTATAAGTTTTTTAAGAGTATCGGGAGCAAATGATATATCGCTATCTACAGAAAATAAGTAATCATATTTTTCTGCCCAAGATGCAATTAAGTTACGAACCTGATCGATGTTATATCCATAAAAATATTGGAATGTTGTTTTGTAACCTTCTGGAACTTCCAAATCATATATTGCCTTATATGTTTGTGGTTCTATATACTTTGCTGTTGGTATACCAATTAAAATTGTTTTCACTGGGACTTTCTCCTTTGGTTTTTCATTACCTAATATTTTGTTTGCAGTTTTTGTCTGTTCTTCACCATTAATCTTATAATCGTTTAATGGGTTTATGTCATTATAGTTGTAAACAACATCAGTAACTACTTTTACTTTTGTTGGATCTGCTGCCTCGATGACTTTGTAGAATAATGCGCCGTCTCCTCCAGCTTTGAACCAATTTCCATCTTCATCTTGCAGATCTCTTGATTTAACAGCATTAAACAGATACTTCTTAAATGTTCTTAAATGAGTATAAGGCATATTCCAATTAAACTTATGTTTACGATATGACTTAGTTCTTTTAACTTCTTCTGGATAATGTTGAGCAATTAATGGTATATTATCAATCATAGACCAGCATGATCCATATGTAAACTCAGTAGTTCCATCATATAAGTTATTATAGAAGTGAAATATCTGGTTATCATTAACCAATGAATCATCTCCATCTAATAATATAACTATATCATCATCTTTACCGTGTTCAGTTATAGCTGCATAATGATTAAATGGTGCGCCAAAATTATTAGAGTTTCTATATACAGCAATCTTACTAGTATCATATTTCTTAGCTATCTCATATGTTTTATCAGTTGAGGCATCGTCGATAATAACCATCTTCCAGTTATCATAGTCTTGAGTAATGACTGATTCGATACACTTCTCAATATACTTCTCAGAATTATAAACTGGGGTTACTATAAGAATTCTTTGTTGTGCATTTCTTGGTAAATAATTCTCTTCATAATTATAGAATCTACGGCCATATACTTTATGAATTCTTTGATTCAATTGTGAAACTTGGCGATATTCGTTCATAGGCATATATTTGCCAAGTTTCTTATAGATATGTTGCTTCCATTGAAGTGCTACTCCATCCCAGCCACAGATATCTTTTACGATGTTACAATAATACATCTTTTGCTGATGTAGGTATCTGTTATTATTTGCTGCAACAACTGTAGCAATAAACTTCTGTTCTTGCAATTCTGAATTTATATGTGGATATAATCCATTAGGTTCGATTGGATAGTCTATATGATAGCATGCTTCAGCAACAGCAGTTTCTTCAAGAGCGCCAAATCTGGTGGTAATTAATGGTGTGTTATAGATTAAAGATTCTAATGTCGATATACCAAAGGTTTCAGGAAATGCTCCAGGAAATAAGAAAAAGCTAGCTCTTGTAAGTATATCTGCAATTTCAGATTGCTTAATGATTCCAGTAAATTCTACATCCAACTTTGCATATTTAGGATCAGCAACAAGTTCTCTCCATTTTTTCTCTTGTTCATCAGGAGCTGCGTTTTCTCTAAATCTATAATATCCACCAATGACCTTTAATTTTGCTTGAGGTATCTGTTGTTTAATTCTTTCCCACATCTTTTCTACAAGAGGTAGCATACCTTTTGTTACTGATGCATTATAAACATATAAGAATGGATCTTTTGCTGCTACGTTTACATCCTTGTTATAGACTACTGCTCCATTTCTTGTATGGAATATATGTTTCTTAAGTACTTCTGGCATGCGCTTACGGCCATGATCGCATGTACTAATGTATGTAGTATGCCAGTCAGATAACGTAAATAGTTCATGGATATCTCCATGAGTTATCATATCTTCTATCAAGTGGTCGCCTGTACAGAAAGTATCATGCATCCATACAGCACGAAGTTTTGCATTGTCTTTGATTTGTTTATATCGTTGAGGATTTAAATGTGGAAACTGTTTCCATAATTCAGGATGAAGGAAAGGAACAACAGTTCTTGAAGAGATAACTACATCAAATTTATAATCATTAGGCTCATCTAGTCTTACATGGTCTACATATTTTACACCATCAAATACTCCCTCTTTAGATTCTTTATCGATACAGTTATTAAACACTGTAACATCAAATCCTACACGAGCAAGTTCTTTTGACAAGAGAATAACAGCGGATTCAGAACCACCTAAACCTCGTTTAGATAGTGTATCCCCATCATAAGTCAATCCAATAATATCAATAATAGCAACAGAAACCATATTCAACCTTGATTATAAATTCATATAAATAGATTATATCACTATAACGTTTTATAGTACAATTATTTTTTATTTATAGACCCGGCTATATAGCCAAATAAAGGGAAGCCATATGGCGTTGATACGAATCAAGCGTAGTTCAGTCGCTGGAAAGAAACCGACCACATTACAGATACAATTAGGTGAACTAGCCGTCAATACTACAGATGGTAAGTTATACTTAAAAAAGGATCAAGCCGGCTCTGAGGAAATCGTAGAGATTGGTTCTCAGGCCATCACTCCTTCAACAACACCTCCTGCTTTACCAACTGATTCATCTCTCTGGTATGATACCACAACAGGTAAGACATATGTCTATTATGATGATGGTACCAGTTCACAATGGGTATTATTCTCAGATCCAACAATTACTGACGGCGAACAGGGCTATACTGGTTCTGCTGGCGCAGGTTTTACAGGATCTCGCGGTTTAGATGGTTATACCGGTTCTCAAGGAACTTTTGGTTATACTGGTTCAGCAGGCGCTGGTTTTACTGGTTCACGTGGAGATACTGGTTTTACAGGCTCAGTCGGTTTTACTGGATCACAAGGTGCAGGATTTACTGGATCACAAGGTGATGTAGGTTTTACAGGTTCAGTTGGGTTTACTGGATCAAAAGGAGACGTAGGTTTTACTGGATCTCAAGGTGATGTTGGTTTCACAGGATCAAAAGGAGATATTGGTTTTACTGGGTCTGCCGGATTCACTGGATCAAAAGGTGATATAGGATTTACTGGATCTAAAGGAGACATAGGTTTTACAGGCAGTCAAGGTGATATTGGTTTTACCGGATCTGTAGGATTTGTAGGTTCTCAAGGTGTTATTGGTTTTACCGGTAGCCAAGGAGATATAGGATTTACTGGATCACAAGGTGATGTAGGTTTTACAGGTTCAGTTGGGTTTACTGGATCTCAAGGGGTTGGCTTTACCGGATCTCAAGGTGATGTTGGTTTTACCGGATCTAAAGGGGATATTGGTTTTACTGGGTCTATAGGATTCACTGGATCAAAAGGTAATGATGGTACATCTGTTACGTTGAAAGGTTCAGTTCCAACTGTTGCTGATTTAGATGATATAGTTAGCCCAGTTGTTGGTGACTTATATATCGTACTTGCAAATGGTGATGGTTATGTTTATAATGGAGCTACATGGGACAGTGTTGGCCCTATTCAAGGTCCTATAGGTTATACTGGGTCAGTTGGCTTTACCGGTTCTCAGGGAGAAGGTTTTACAGGTTCTCAAGGAACTACAGGGTTTACTGGTAGTCAAGGCGACGTTGGCTTTACAGGATCTGTAGGTTTTACAGGTAGTCAAGGTGTTGGTTTCACTGGTAGTCAAGGAGATGTTGGCTTTACTGGATCTGTAGGATTTACCGGATCTAGAGGAGATGTAGGTTTCACTGGTAGTCAAGGAACTACAGGATTTACCGGATCTCAAGGTGATGTTGGCTTTACAGGATCTGTAGGTTTTACAGGTAGTCAAGGTGTTGGTTTCACAGGCAGTCAAGGTGACGTAGGTTTTACTGGTTCTACTGGATTCACTGGTAGTCAAGGTGCTGGTTTTACTGGATCTAAAGGAGACATAGGTTTTACTGGTAGTCAAGGAGACGTAGGTTTTACAGGATCAGTTGGGTTTACAGGGTCTCAAGGTGGAGTTGGTTTTACCGGATCTCAAGGTGATGTTGGCTTTACAGGTTCTACTGGATTCACTGGTAGTCAAGGTGCTGGTTTTACTGGTTCTCAAGGTGCTGGTTTTACTGGTAGTCAAGGAAGTGCTGCTCCTAAATCATTATCTATTATTGACCCAACTGCAGCCGAAGACATAACGTTCTTCTATACAACACAAGCTATTACGCTGTCTGAAGTTCGTGCGGTACTAAGAGGATCTGGCGGGCAGTCAGTAACATATTCTGTTAGGTATGGTTCTGACCGAAGTGCCGCAGGTACACTTGCAGTCAACGCCGCAACGGTAACAAGTATAACGACAGGTACAGCTGCTACTATCGCAAGTGCAAGCATCCCGGCAAATAACTTTGTATGGTTAGAAACAACCGCAGTTGCAGGAACAGTAAACGAATTTAGTGTAACTTTAACATTCTAAGGTGAGTATATGATTCCGATTTATCCAATTGGTTATCCAGATAGCGTTAACCCAAATGAAGACCATGTGGTAATATTTGCTCCAGTTGAAGGTGATTCTCAACCTAAATTAAAAAGAACTGGATATTGCAGCAGATGTGGAGATTGTTGCGATGATAATGAAAATATTTTTGCAGAAGTAGATGGAAATGGCGAACCTAATCCATTAGTCCAAGTTGTTCCGGGAAAATGTGCATATTTTAGAATTATGGAAGATGGATTAGCTGGTTGTGTGGGTAGAGATACATTATATTACAAGAATGGTTGTAATATTTCTCCATCACACCCATCTTCTATAGTAAATTGGCCAAATTGCACTTATAAATTTGAGGTGCTAGATGGCGAGTAAGACATGGACTCTTAGACAAGTTGCTACAGGCGGTACTCCAGCTAACGTATTATGGTGGGATCCAACTAGAGCTACTGCACCTGCACAAGCAACAT